TTGATAATATAATATGCTTGGAGTATCTTCATCTACATCTATTTGAGTATATGCTCCTGAACTTCCGGGAGTACCATTTGTTGTAACACCTGTGGTATACGCAGTGGTTTTATCTGCATCTAAATAAAATCTTAAAGGATGCCCACTATTACTACTGTCTGCTTGGTCAAATTTATAATAATATCCTGAGTCAGATGTTACATTGTCTACACCATGTAAAGTCAAGGCAGGAGATTCTATGCCATTTAAAAAGTAAGCATTACTACTCCCATCTCCATTGTAAGGATGTGCAGCAGTTTTACTAGCTACTGTAACTGTTATTGTTATAGGAGCAGAAGAACTACCATATATACCTGCGTGTGAGTCAGCAGAACTTATGCCTACATCTTCTAAATCTTTTCCTTGAGCATCTAAGTCTCCCCCTAATTGTGGAGTTGTATCTGCTACAACGTCTGTTATACCACCAAGTCCTGATGATAATGTAGCAAGTGTAATCTTTTTTAGTCCACTAGCAGAGTTGTCAAACATCAATAATGTATCATTAGATGTATCTAAAGATGTTTCTGCAGATTGTCCACTAATAACATTTGCATTTAACATTGCAGTTTCCACTGCATTATTAGCTATAGTTACTGCACCTGTGTTTGATATTGTAACATCACCTGACACTGCTACAGGATTAAAGTTAGTTCCATCTGCAACCATGATGTGACCACTAGTATTTGTTCCAAGTGTTATATCATCTCCTGAAACTGTTAAGTCACCTGCTACTGTTACATTTTGACTTGCGTCTATTGTTAATGCAGTAGTGCCTCCTGTTGTCATTGTTATAACATCAGAGCCTGAGAAAGCTATGCTAGTATTTGTATCTGCATCACCTGCTATACTATCTAGTTGTACACTTCCTACGTTTGTTATATTGTTGTCATTGAAAGATGTAGCACCTAAAGATATAGTTCCTGTTGCAGTTAAGTTGCTAGAACCTATATCTATGTTTCCAAAACCACTTGAGATAGCACCACTATCTAGTGTGCTAACAGTTACAAGGTTTGGCATTGCAGTTATTTCATCATCAAAGTAAGCAGATAAGTCTGTAACTGCTACTTGCTTCATTGTGCCATTATCGTTTAGTACAACTCTATCTGCATCTGCAACTGTTGTAGATGTAGCACTTGTGTCTCCATCCATGATGTTTATCTCTGCAGCAGTTGCAGTAACACCATCCATAATATTAAGTTCGGCAGTTGTTGCAGTTACACCATCAAGTATATTCAACTCATCTGTAGTAACTGTAGCACCATCTAATATCTCTAGTTCTGCTTCAGATATACCTGCAGAACCTATTGTTACTGTTCCTGCAAAAGTTACATTAGCACCATCAAATGTCATTGCAGTTGTGCTACCTGATTTTATTATTAAGTTACCACTTGTGTTTGTAAGAGAAGCAAACTGTGTTCCACCATCTTTAAGTACGACATCTCCACCATCTGCGTCTAAAGTAATATCACCTGCAGTGTCTACAAGAACTGCACCATCTGCTACTAAGTCTAATTGTCCATCCGTACTTGAACTAATGTGTATTGCTGTATCTCTAAATTGTAACTTCTCTGAAGAAGCAATAAGTATGTCATCACTAAATTCAAAATAATCCTCGTCTTCTTTCCATGTCAAAACACCATCTGATGTATTACCATCAAATGTTATTGCTACATCTGTATCTGCTCCTGTACCAAATGTTAATGTATTACCTAATAGTTTGGTAATAGGACCACCTTCACCTGCATCACCATTGTGGGTGTGTCCTGTATTTGCTGCGAAAGCTGCTAATAACTGATTAAATTCATCGTTACTATGAGCTGCAGTTATTATGTCTCCATCAGTAAATGTGGATTGTCTAGTGTATGTAGCTCCCATTTATCTTCTTGCTCCTACTTGATACTCTAATCCAAAACCTCTTAACGCATATGGTGCAGAAGTTCCGTTATCGTTAACCCTAAGTGCTATAGTAAATCCTGAACCCTCGACAGACTGTCTAAGTAATGGTTCTGCCTGACCACCATAAGTTGATACACCATAAGTAGCACTACCATATACTGCTGCTACATCTCCTGCAGATAAAGAATAAGCTGCAGGTCTTGGTGTACTAGGGTCTTCATAATCATACCTTAATAATAAGTCTGCATTGATAGAAGACTCAGGTTTATAACTAACAAGAACACGATGCATATGCTTACGTATCCCTGCATCACCAAAACTTAAATCAGGACTTCTATATTTACCATCTATAGCAGTCCCATCAAAATCATTGCCATCTTCTTGTTGATATACAAAACCATCAAATCCACCATGTATTATTGTTGTGCCTGTTGTATCAACAAACGTAGATGTTGAAGATGGTTTTATACCTTTTAGTTTTGCAAATTCAAACCTTTGTGCTCTTAAAGAACAAATAGCACCCTCTGTTATAGATTCAGGTACTGCTGCTTTAGAAAAAAATACTCTGTATTGAGTTTTATTAGGTATTACTAAAGAAGTAAAATTTGTAGCAGTGTCTATGTTAGTATTAAATAAAGGTTGAACACTTGCACTTATAGTTCCTAATTCAACGTCACCAATTCTTGCAGTACCTGCAACAGTTCTTAATCCATCAGGTGCTAAAAATATTAAGTCACCTGCAAATTCCTGTATTGTCTGTCCGTTTACACACCCAATATCTCTAGTCACAGAGGTTACTGCAAAATCAGAAGATGATGTGCCTGATAATTTAAATATTCTATTTTCACAAAAGATAAATAAATCTTCTCGGAAAACTTTAAGACCAACAATAGTATCATCAACTAAAAAATTACTAGCAGGTAAAGTTCCTGAAGTGCTAAAGTTGTCTTCATCAAGACCCTTACTTATTACAACTTCTTGTGGTTTAGCTGACATACCTGCATAAACCATGTGATTCTTAAATGCTTTTACAAACTTAGCACCTGTTACTGCAGTTGCTATTTCTCCACTACCACCTGAAGTTACATCCGTTGCTGTAAAAGATGTGTTAAATACTGTTGGTGCGTTATTACCATCAGCGACTATAAACTTATTATTGCCATCAAAATTAAATATTTCAAAATCATAAACACCTGCACTTGTTCTTCCTGTATCTATGGCTGTCCAAGAATTGTTACCTGCAGTTGCAGTAAATATTTTTTCACCTCTTGCAGCAACAATCTTATCATTAAATTTTATAGATAATAAAACTGCTTCTGTCGAGGCACTTGTTTGTGGCACAATATTATCAACAAGTTTAGTGAATCCATTTATTCTTCTATATCCACCTTGTATATCAGGTTCAAAGTTTTGTAACTCTAATGCCTCTCCCGGTTCCATTGCAAAGGTCGATTTATTTAAAACTAAACCACCCTGTAGTGGAAAATTTACAGGGCTTAATTGAGAAGCGTCAGGCATTAGTTAACTCTTATACTTAAATCTGCAGTGCTTGTATATCCTGTTTTAGGTATAAATGTAGACCTAATATATTCAAATCTATTTACTAATAGTGTCTGCATATTCTTAATACCCTGTTCAAATCTATCCATGTTTAATTGATATTGGGTAGTTTCACCCCTATATTGATATACAAAAGCAGTTGCTCCATCAATTACAACTGCAGCAAATCTATCAGGTACAGTAGTTGTATCCGTTGAAGCAGACATATCTGTTGGAAAAGAAAAAAAATCGTATTTTAAACTAAATGCTTTTGTAGGAAAAGGGTATAGTAAAAAATTATTATCAGGAGTTCTAGCCACATATTGTGGTACACCACCATTTTCAAATTGTGCTACTTGCACCCCACTGGCTATTGAAGCAGCAGTAGTATCATTAGCACCTCTTGTGCATCCTGTAAATGTTGTGCTTGTTGTTCCTGTATAAGTTATTTGTTCATTAGCTATAAATAATGTGCCTGTGCTATCAAATCCTGTTGTACTTGCAACTGTTATAGTTGTAACACTATCTGTGTGTGTGGTGCTTGTAGTAGTAGTTTGTATCTCATCTTCTTGTGTTATGTAACTATTAACATAATCATTATAATTAATTATGTATAGTCTACCACCACTCGACCCTAAGTCTGAATCCTTTACTAATCTAAAAGTATTGTAATCAACTGTCTTTGCAGTTGTAGGTATTGTATACCTTACTGTTCCCGGAACTAACGTTTCTGTTTTTGTTGAATGATTAAAAGGATATTGAAATTCTTTTTGATTAATATAACGAACAGCTTCATTAACTGCATTTTGTGCTTGAACCTGTATTCCTCTAGCAGTTGAAAAACTTGTAGAGGTTAATTGTACCTCATTTAATCTTCCTAGCACTCTATTTGTTAATGTAAGAAAAGTCTCTGCCATGTATAATTCCTAAAAGTGTAGAGGAGTAAGTTGCCCTACTCCCCTAGAAAAGTTACGCTAACTGGTCTCTATCGACCTCATCAGGCTTATCACTTAGACCATGTCCACCACAATCTATGATTGTAGCATATACTCTAAGTCTACCTGTAGCTGGAGCAGCACCTGCGATAGTACACGCAATAGTAGTCGCTGAAGACTGAAATTGAGTGTATGTTGAGGCAGCATTACCAACGACAGTATTAGTCTGTCCGTTAGTACCTGCAGCACAGAAACCTGTAGAGGTTATATCTGCACCATCAACAACATCATCGCCTGAAGTTCCAATATCCATGTCAAGAGTACAGCTTGAAGTAAATGCTTTCATTACTTCTGCACCTGCATTGAGCACTAATGAATTAGCAGGAATTTCTGTTACTAGGAATATATCTCCATCAGAAAAACTATTTCCTGCTGCTACTAATGCATCAATATCAAGGTAAGCCTCAATATTTCTCATAACATTGCTATTCTTCATGGAAGGAAAAGCTACTATTTGGTCAGACTCTACACCTGTAGTAGTCTTAACAGTTAAGTCAAAAGTTGCCATTTATACCTCCCTTACGCTACGTTATATTTAGCAGTTACGATTGCCTCAGGTCTGAGAATCTTTCTGCCATACATATGCATACCACGAACAATATCAGCGAAAGAGTCAGGGTCTCTGTATGTCTCTGTCTTATTGATTTGCTCTGCAGTAGCCACTGCTGAACTATGTCCTGCAACGATAACTCCAAAGTTAGAGTTTTGGTTTGCTGAACCTGATGTTCCCGGTCCTGTTCCAACTGCAGGTAAGTTATTTGACATATATACGTCAAATCCGTGTATCTTTCCTACAGTTAATCCATTTCTTAATCCACCTGATTCACCGAAGTCACCATTTAAAAGTCTTGAATCTTCATCTTTTAATACTTCGATAAATGTTGGGTGTAAGACTAACCATCTTCCATCAGTGTCTACAAACTGTGTATCAAGCAATCTTGCCATTCTTGCAATTACCTGTAAAGGAGTTGCAGTACCAGTTGCTTGAGCAGTTGCACCACCTAGTCTTGGAGCTATTGGGATAGAGTGGTCACCTGCACTTGATGTAGTGATGTTACCAAAAC